TCACTTGGGCGACCCGGTCACCCCGGATCAGCCCCCGGTGGAGGGCCGCGGCGTCATCGCCGGCACGGTCCACACCTCCGAGATGCAACCGATTCCCGGCGCGACCGTCTCGACCGCGCCCTCCGGGTTCGCCACGCAAGCCGACAGCGCCGGGCACTATATGCTCGCCGTGCTGCCGGGGGTCTATGCCGTGTCGGCCGTCGCCGCCGGCTACGGGCCGTGGACGACGGAGGGCATCGTCGTGGCTGAGGGGGACCAAGTGTCGCTCAACTTCCAGCTCGGGCCGGCAGGCAAGGGCTGCAACCTCCTCCGCCCGTGAGCGACCGCACGCCCGACCTCGACCTCGGCCACGGTCACACGCTCAAGTTCACGCGGTGGGCTCCTGACGATCTGCCGGCGAACCGGGAGCGGTATGGGGTGCCGCTGCCGTGCGTTGAGAAGGCGGGGGCGTTCATCCGGCATCCGCGGCCTGACGGGACGGGCGAATGCGAGGGATCGATCGACTTCGACCTGCCCGAGATTCGCGCGGCTGGTCTCGGCTCGAACGCGCTCTGGACGGTGGAGAACTGGGACCCGCTGACGCTGTCGCCCTCGGTCCTCTGTCGAGGGTGCGGCGATCACGGGTTCATCCGGGGCGGCCGGTGGGTCCCGGCGTAAGGTTTGGGCACGTAGACGCTTGACGGGCGACACGGCAGTCCCATACATTCGCAGAGACCTTCGCAGGCGAGGCGCGTTGCCGGAGCCCAAAGTCGTATCGGTGGCCGAGTGGAAGGCGCTCGACGAGAAGGGCATGGCGCCCGCGAGCGTCTGCCTCCGCAAGGCGTGGACCTGCTCCGAGGTGCTATCGAAGGCCGAGAAGGCGTCCCTCGGCGAACGCGAGATCGCCATCTGCATCTCCACCGCCAGCCCGGACCGCGACAAGGACGTCCTCGTCGCCGAGGGCTGGGACCTCAAGCCCTACAAGAAGAACCCGGTCGTCCTCTGGGCCCACGACTATAGGCAGATGCCGATTGCCCGCGCCCGCCAGGTGCGCGTCGCCGACGGCGCGCTGCACGCCATCGACCACTTCATCGAGCGCGACGTCTATCCGCTCGCCGAGATCGTGCTGCAGATGCTCAAGCGCGGCTACCTGAACGCGGCGAGCGTCGGGTTCATGCCGCTCAAGTGGAGCCGTAACGAGGAGCGCGGCGGCGTCGACTTCGAGAAGCAGGAGCTGCTGGAGCACTCGATTGTGCCCGTCCCGGCGAACGCCGAAGCGCTGGTCGAGATGCGCGCCATCAAGGGCCTCGACCTCAAGCCCCTCGTCGAGTGGGCCGAGCGGTTCATCGACGAGGCCGGCGGCACCGACAAGGACCTCCCGGTGGATCCGCGCCGGGTGGCGGAGATGCTCAAGGAGGCGCAGGGCGGCCGCGTGCTGGTCGGCTGGACGCGGAACCTCGCGGCCGCGTTGCCGGAGGCGGAGGACTTCACCTTCCGCTACGTGGAGCTCGGCGCCTCGAGCGGCGTCCCCGATCCCGACGAGCCGCCCGCGCCCCTGCGGCGCTCGCCGGCGCTGCCGGCCCGGACGCCCGACCGCGTGGAGATGGCCGACGCTGTCGTGGACGACGAGGCCGGGACCGTGTTCTTCAAGCAGGGCTTCGTCGTGCAGTCCCTGATCTTCCCGAAGGCGCATTGGAACTCGGCCTCGGCCTGCCAGAAGTGGGCGCGCGACCACGACTTCCGCGCCGACAAGGTCGACGAGACGGCCGACTCCTACCGGCTGCGCCAGCGGGACCCGGGGGACTTCGAGCGGATCCGCACGATCTGCGTCATGCCCAAGGACGCCGGGGCCGCCGAGGCGCGCTGCCAGATCAAGGCCGTGGGCGGCCCCCTCAAGGAGGCGGGCGCGCCGCGCGACCTGCCGCCGCGCGTCCTGGACCTGGGCGACATCGACGCCGGGCTCGTCGTCGCGAACTGGCTGCAGGAGTACGAGAAGGGCGTGATCCCGTATCGGCGCACGGCGCTCGCGCCGGAAGGCGAGTCGTGGGACGGCGCGGCCGAGTTCGCCTCCGCCGACCTGGACGACCTCCGCGTCATGTGCGCCAGCTACGGGGCCGGCGGCGAGGACAAGGCGGACTACCTGCTGCCGCACCACAAGGCGGATGGCGAGCACGCCTGCGTCTGGCGCGCGGTCGCGAACGCCGCGGCACGGCTCCCCTTGGCGAAGCTCGCCGCCGCGAACCTGGCGGGCGTGCGGCGCCACCTCGGCCGGCATTACGAGGACTTCGCCAAGGACGCGCCGTGGAAGGCCGCGCCCGAGGCTTGGCAGCGGTTCGAGACGACGGCGGTCGCGTGCGGCAACATGGCAACCATGTCCAAGCGCGAGTTGACCGCTGCGGAGCTGGCCGGGCTGCTGCGCGAGTTCGGCTTCGAGCCGGAGGCCCGGGCCGTTGAGGCCGTGGCGGATCAGGAGGCCGTGGCGCAGCTCTTCGCCGACATGGGCATGAAGCCCGGCGGTGCGGAGGAGGAACCCGTGAGCGAGGACGAGCTGCGCCGCATGGCGCGGGAGGCCCTCGAGCCGGCCGTCGATGCGCAGATCCGCAAGCGCATGGGACGGCTCGACTAACCGACAAGGAGACGAGCATATGCCAGCGACGGTGACGAAGGAACAGGCCGACCATTTCGTCCGGATGCTCAAGGAGCATGCCGGGCCCGCCGTGGCGGAGCTCGTCGATGGGCGCTACGCGGCGCTCCGCGAGGCCGCCAAGGCGAACCGGCTCCCCGAGCTGTTCGGCAATGACGGCGCGCCGCCGCCGCCCCGGAAGGACTCCGAGAAGGGCTTCGCGGTCGCGCGGATGCTGATGGCCTACGCGAACGCCGTCGGCCAGAAGGCCGGGCTCGCGAAGGCGGCCGAAATCGCCGCCAAGACGTGGGGCGCCGAGAGCATCGAGGCCAAGGCGCTGGCCGCGCAGGACGCGGCGGGCGGCGGCTTCCTCATCCGCGACGAACTCGCGGCGGAGATCATCGAGTTCCTCCGGCCAGCCTCGGCCGTCCGGCAGCTCAACCCGGTCATGGCCCCCATGGACCAAGGGACCACGCGGCTGCCGAAGATCACGGCGGGCGCGAGCGCGGTGTACATCGCCGAGAACCAGAACCTCGTGGCGACGCAGCCGACCTTCGGCGTCGTGCAGCCCGTGGCGAAGAAGCTCGGCGGGCTCGTCCCGATCTCGAACGACCTGATCCGGCGCGTCAGCCTCTCGATCCAGCAGACGGTGCGGGACGACCTGGTGGCGGGCATCGCGCAGAAGGGCGACGCCGCGTTCATTCGCTCCGTCGGGGCGGGGGGCGAGCCGAAGGGCCTGCGCTACTGGCCGGTGGCGGCGAACATCGTCGCGGCCAACGCCACGGTGAACACCGCCAACACGATCAAGGACCTCGGCAAGCTGATCCTGGCCTTGGCGGACGACAACGTCCGCTTCGTCCGGCCGGGCTGGCTGTTCGCGCCGCGCACGTGGGTCTACCTGTTCACGCTGCTCGACGCCAACAGCAACTTCGTGTTCCGCGACGAGATGAAGGGCGGCACGCTGTACGGCTACCCGTTCGCCCGCACCTCGCAGATCCCGGTGAACCTGGGCGGCGGCACGAACGAGTCGGAGGTCTACCTCGCCGACTTCGCCGACGTGGTGATCGCGGAGGCGACGCAGATCCTGATCGACGTCTCGACGGAGGCGGCGTACTTCGACGGCGCCGCGACCGCCTCGGCGTTCTCGCTCGACCAGACGGTGATCCGGGCCATCGTCGAGCACGACCTCGTCATGCGGCACGACGAGAGCGTGGCCGTGCTGACCGCCGTGCTCTGGGCCTGATCGGCCGGGGCTGGCAGCGAAGCGAAGGCAGCAGCAGTTCGGCTGCTTGGTTGGAATAGGCCACGAGAGGAGAATTGATTTGCGAAAGGGCTCCGTCGCTGGTGACGAGATTCGGGCACGTATCCGCCGCAGTCGGACTCGCAACCGTGCCGCTGCTGCCACCGCGCATGCTACGAGCCGCGATTGTGAGTGGGCAGCTGGATTCCTCGAAGGCGAAGGCAGTTTCTTTCGGAGCCGACGGAACCCGACGGCGACGCACCGTGGCCGTCAACTCGGCAGCGAAACGGTTAGCGCGCAGCAGACCTTGGAGGACCAGCCGATCACCCGCTTGCGGTGCTTGTTCGGCGGGCGCATTGGGCGGGATCGCCGCCGTTCGGGCGGTCAGCAGCGGGATGGCCGCATGTGGAAATGGACGGTCGAGGGAGCGCGGGCGCGAGGCGTCATGCTGACGCTCTTCGCGCTTCTCAGCCCAAGACGGCAAGCGCAGATCCGCGCAGCGCTGAGCGATTCTGACGGAGGAACTGAACCGTGATTCCCACAGACATTGGCGCGCACGTCATTGAGCGCATCGGCAACGTCCCGCTGGCCTCGTCCGGCGGCGCGGCGCGGAACGGCACCGGCATAGACCGGCAGGGGCACCACTCCGCCGTCCTCGTGTGTACGAGCGGCGCCGCGACGGGCACGCCGACCTCGTTCACGTTCGCCGCGAAGATCCAGGACTCGGACGACAATTCCGTGTTCGCCGACTTCAACGACGGCGGCGGCGTGGTCGCCATCGCGAACATCGTGGCGGTGAACAGCATCGCCCGCAAGCGGTTCAGCCTCATGCGCGCGCGGCGGTTCATCCGCGTGGTCGAGACCGTCACCTTCGTGGGCGGCACGACGCCGACGCTGGCCGTGCAGGAGACCGTCACGCTCGGCGGGTCGTCGGAGCAGCCCCCGGCCTAGCGGCGGGGTAGAGCAGAGCGTTACACTCGGGGGGCGGGCTGCGGCCGGAACGCCGACAGGTCCCGCCCCCCGTTTTCTTCTCGCGAGGAGCGACCATGCCAGAAAGAGCCCCCGTGCTGCGGAGCGTCCCGATGATGATGCTCAAGAACCAGCCGGGCTTCCCGCAGGGCACCATCGCCGCCGTGCCGTCCGCCCTGTTCGACGCCGAGACCGGCGAGCTCAAGGAGATGGTCGGCGTCGCGGCGCAGTGGGCGGACAAGAAGATCGCGTCCCGCCTGATGCTCCAGGCGCCCGAATCCGAGGACACGCCGGCGGACGCGCAGACGGTCCTGTGCGCCGACAAGATTTTCACGAGCCCGGCCCTGTATCCGGGCGACGTGTTCGGCGCCACGCCCGACGTCGCGTCGCGGCACCTGAAAAGCGGCGCGGCCCATCTGGCGACCCCGGAGGACCTCCGTCGCTTCTACGACCCGAACCGCGGCCTCGCCCCCGACAAGGTGAGCCGCAAGGCGGAGACCTCGTCCGAGATGGCCGTCCAGGCGCACGGGCTCCGCGAGACCCGGAGCCAGCGGCGGTCTGAGACTGAGGTCGAGACGTGATGCGAGGGCGCAGCGGCCGCCGGGGGAAGGCGCTCCAGCGGCCGCCCGCCGACAAGATGGTGCGCGGCGAGGACGTTGCCACGAAGCGCCCCATCCCGGAGGACGAGGCCGACGAGCGGCCCCGGCAGGATGAACCGCAGGGCATCGATGGTACTGTCCGGGAACGGGGGAGCTGGTTTCCGGGCGACTCGACGACCTGAACCAAGGGGAACCCGACCATGGACCAGAAGAAGCGCGTGCATTTCACCAAGTCGCACAACGGCTACAACCCCGGCGAGGAAGCCGGGTTTGAGAACTCGGAAGCCGAGAAGCTGATCACGCTGGGCGTGGCGGTCGATGCCGAGCAATACGCGGCGGACGCCGCTGCGGCGGCCGAGGCCGAATCCGCGGAGAGCAGCTCGAGCGGTCGGCGCCGGCGCAGCAGCAGCAGCGAAGAGTAGGACCTAAGCGGGCCCCGGCGGCGCCATGCTGACGATCACGACGCCCGCCGCGGCCCGCGACTTCACCACGGTCGAGGCGGTCAAGCGGCAATTGGCCCTCTCGGGCGAGGCCGAGGACGCCCGCATCGCGCAGTGGATCGAGCAGGCCTCGGACGCCATCCGGACGTGGTGCGACCGGGAGTTCTCCCGCCAGACCTACACCGAGAAGCTCGCCGGCCACGGCGGCACGCTGCTCACGCTCGCGCGGGCGCCGATCGTCTCCGTCGCGAGCGTGGCGCTCAAGGGCGAGCCCGTCGTGGACTACGCCATCGAGGACGCCGAGGCCGGCCTCCTGTTCCGCGAGCAGGGGTGGGCCGAGACCGTGGCCCTCGGCTGGCACCTGATCGGCTCCCCGCACCCGCGCGGAGACCTCCCGCACTACACCGTGATCTACGTCGCCGGCTACCTGCTTCCGACCGAGGAGAACAGCACGCTGCCGCGCGACATCGAGCGCGGCTGCATCGAGCTCGTGAAGTGGTACCGCAGCGGCAAGGCGGGCAAGAGCGGCGGCGCGGTCTCCTCGAAGCGCGTCGGCGATGTCTCCCTCTCCTACTTCGACGAGGGCGCCGAGGAGCCGCAACTGCCGCGGGAGGTGCGCGGCCTGCTGCGGCCGTGGCGGCGGGTCCTCCCGTGATGGAGCCCGAGCTGGCGGAGCTGCTCACCCAGAAGCTGACCGTGGAACCCAAGACGGGCCGCGACAAGTACGACCGCCTCGCCTACGGGCCCGCGGTCAGCTATGGCTGCCGCGTGACCAACAAGCAGGTCCTCGTCGCCCTGCCGGACGGATCCACCCGGACGAGCCGGGCCTACGTCATCCTGGACGCCGACGCGGCCGCACTCGACCGCGAGGACAAGGTCACGCTGCCCGACGGCAGCAAGCCGCCGATCCTCTCGATCACGCCGCTGAACGACGAGGACGGCAGCGTCCACCACCTCGAGGTCTACACGGGCTGACCCATGGACCTGTCCGGCGTGCGCATCACCCTCGACCTGCAGGACGCCTACGATCAGGCGCGGGCCTCGGCCTACGCCTGGACGGCCTACGCCGAGGCGCTGGCGGCCCTGGGGGCCGTCTGCGTCCACCAGCAGGCCAAGAGCCCCTCCGGGGGCGGCCCGGCCCCCTGCGGCGAATGCGGGCGGCTGGTGCCCGAGCAGCTCCTGCCGGAGGGCGACGATGGCTGACGCCGGGTTCGACCAAGTCGCCTACCTCCGGGACGTGAAGAAGGTCATGGACGCCATCCGCCGCCACGGGAAGGTCGCCGAGGACGCGGCCGGCCGCGGCATGCGCGAGGGCGGCGAGGAGGTCATGACGGTTTCCAAGGAACTCTTCGTGCCCGTGGACACAGGGGCGCTGAAGTCGAGCGGCCACGTGACGGGGCCCGAGCGCACGAAGGGCGGCGACCTGCAGGTGCGGCTCTCCTACGGCGGGCCAGCCGGCGGCAGCCACGCCGGCGTGTTCGTGGGCTACGCGCTCTACGTCCACGAGGACCTGGAGGCGCACCACGTCGTCGGCGGGCCGAAGTACCTGTCGCAGCCGGTCGAGCAAATGAAGGGCCGGGTCGTCGAGCACATGACGAACCTCGTCCGCGCGGCGGTCGGCTGAGAGCATGGGACTCGCGATGGACGCCCGGACCCGGCCCACCACGGCGGAGATGCTCGCCTGGTTGGCGGAGGCGCGCCAGTCCCACGAAGAGTGGGCGGCGCACATCCGGGCGGGCCGGCCCTTCCCGCCGGCGGACGTCGCCCTCGGCGCGGCCGCTTGGCACGAGGAATGGG